CGTCGTTGCTTGCTGTCGCGGTAGCGCTCGAATTCCCAAGCGTCACGTAGGCCGCGTTGGCTCCCGTATTGTAGACGATGATGACCGTTCCGCTCGGAAGCGCCACGCGCGACGATGTCGCCCCAACGGAGAGCTGGACATAGGCGGGCGTCGGCTGAAAGCCGCTAAGCGAGGCTGTGAAGCTGCCGGAAATCTTGCCCGGATTCGTGTTTGTGAACAGCGGTCCGACGCCGGGTAGAATGGGCACGACGCCACGAACGTAAGTGCCAGCGGAGTCCTGGTAGGTTTGTGCGCACGCAGGCACGCCGAACAACAGGCCAGCCGCTCCCGCGGCGCCAAGAAGGATGCGCTTCATTTCCGATCCTATTGGAAAGAGAGAGCCGCTATGCGGCGGAAGGATTTGCGAGAATGATGGAAATCGACAACCTGACCTGGCCGCCGGTGAACGCGCCGCCCCCCGCAGTGACGATGATGGTGGTGTTCGTGTAGAAGGCGGTCGGGCCGATCAGTCCGAAATTTGACGACCCAGCCGAAGGCGAGAGCAGAGACCCGAACTGCGATAGGTTGCCGCTGATGCCGACTTCGTAGGAAGTCGCACCGGTAATTGCAGTGACTACGAGCGCGCCGACCGCCATGACAATGCAGTTGGCCGGGATCTGGAGCGAAGCGTTCGTGGAAGCGCCCGATAGCGCGACGAGCGTCTCCAGTACCTGCATCTGGATATTTCCGCCGTGGGCCGCTGCGGCGACATTCTGCGTCGCCTGGATGAAGCCCTGATCGACAATGGTCCAATGGCCCGCGCTATCGCTCTCAAGGCCAATAAAGCCATAGGCTCGATTGACGATTGCGGAGGTGGCACCATCGATCGTGTCCGTCCCACCGGCGTTTACCGTGAGCGTTTTAGTGACGGAGCAATTTCCTGTCTCGTCGATAATCAGTAGGCGTGTTCCGGTAGGATAGACGCTCGACGCCGGCAAGGTGACCACACGGGCCGCTGTGAGCGCCGTATAGGCCACGGTCCGGTCAGAGGGGAGAATCGTATAGACGGCGTCGCTGACGGCCGTCCGCGTGTTCGTTATAACTTCGTCGAGGCGCGCGGCGGGATGGCCGCCAGCGGTGCTACCGTCGTTGATGACGAGGCGGTTGTTCGTCGTATCCATGACGGCTTCGCCCTGCGCGCCAATGAAGGCATTGACTTGGCTCGCCGTCCCGCGTCGAAGTTGAAGTTGCTCGCTCAAGGAACCGTCCCAAGGTTTATGACGTCAATGACGGCGTCATTGGTTGACCCGAAGTCGTCGGATAGCGTGACGGCGCCCGTCGTGAGCCCGAGGTCGACTGGCGACCCAAGAAGCAACTGAGCCCCGATCGGGTTGATGACCGGAACTGTAATGGCGCCGAGATCGAGCGAGGCGCCTGCAGCGATCGTGACCGATCCGAAGTCGTCAGCTAGCGTCGGCTCCTCGACGATCTGCCCGAGGTCGAGCGGGAAGCCTGTCTCGAGCTGCGCGAAGATCGGATTCGGCGAGGCGGGCGCCGCCGTGGCGAAGACATAGACCGTGCAGGTCGAGAGGTCTTGCAGGCCGCCGCCGAGCGTATTGAAGCTCTGAAATTTGAAAAATAGCTGTTTGCCGGCGAGGTTCGCCGGGAGATCGAAGCGACCGACCGCACCGTCAAGACGAGCGAACGGCGCGCCGCTCGAATGCGGCACGGGCGACGATCCTCCCAGCCCGCGCGCAAGGCCGGTCAGGTTGTAATTGTTGGCCGCCGTCAGCGTCGCGACCTGATAGCCAAGGAACTCGTTGTCGACCAGCGACAGCGTTCCGCCCTGCTGCGCCGCCGCCTGGCTTGTCCCTGAGAGCGTCCCGCCGCTTTCCCTCAGATTGACCGCCAGCGTGTCGACAGAATCCCAGCCGCCCGCCGCGGGCAGGCTCGACGTCAAGAAGCCCTGGCGAAGCGGCGCGCCGAGCGTCGCTACCTGAGAATAGGCGATGCCATCGACCGACATCCAAACAACAGCGCCACCCCATTGGCCATTGAAGCCGGCGCCGATGCCGGAAGCCCCGAGCCAGATTTGCGAGACGCCACCAGTCAAGGCCGCCGGTGGCTCGACAATCAGCGGCGTGTTGACGGGGACCGCGGGGACGCCGTAGTTCGGTTGATAGCCGGTCGCGCCCGCATTCGGATTGAGCGCCGGGTTCGAGACCCCGGCTACAAGCTCCTCGCAGGTAAACGAAAGCAGCCCCTTATCGTCCTCTTCAACTTCGATGATGCGTACCGGGTAGTTCGAGAGGCCCAGATTCGTGTCCGTGATCGTTACGATGTCCATAGGGTCAAGGAGGCAATATTCCCAGGACAGTTTGAAGGTGAACTTGGTTCGGACGTAAAGCTCGCGTTGCAAGATTGTCTGGGCGATGAGCGGCGCCATCACGAACTCGTCACAAATCTCGTGCGCCTCGATCGTCGAGCCGACTCGCGGCCCGATGACTTCAATCTGGCTCTGATCGCGCGCCTCGACTGGAACCGCGGCATATTGGTTGCTGCGCGAACTGACCTCGATCCGCTGGATCGTCGGAAGCGAAAAGACGTCGACTCTTTCGACCAGAACGGGGTCTTTATTATCGCCTTCATTGATGAAATCGAGATCGGTCAACTCATAGGCAGGCGTCAGGTTCGGCGTAAAATCACCCGCCGCACCGGCAGTGTACGTGATGACCACCGGCTTTCCTTGGTCCGCTGGTCCAAAGATATATTGGCCGTCTACAGCCATCCCATATTCGCCGACGACTGCCGGAATGTTGGCGCCAATGAATGTCAGGGCTTGCGGATTCGGGGCATTGTCGAAGGCGTAGACAACTCCGCCGTCAGATATGAACTGGGCGGGCGAGGCCACAGTGATCAGCGCCGGAAGAACCGCCCCCGATGAAACAGGGATCGGGATTGGGATCGAAAGCTGTGTCTGAAAGGTCGTCGCCGACCCTTGAGAGATGGCCGTGTCCCCATAGGGAATGAATTTGAGAACACCTCCGCTCCAAACAGCAGCGGTGGCGAATATCTGGAGCCATCGCGTCAGGATGCTTGAGGCCTGTTCCTGGCTCGTGAGCGCGGGTGAGAACGCATAACCCATCGCCCTGCAATAGGCTTGAAACGAGTCGGGGTTCGTAAAGAGCGACCCTGCGTCGATGCTCGCGGGATCGAAGCCGCATCCATATTGCGCGTTGGTCAAAAAGTCTTGGATCACCAGCGCTGGATCGGCGTCAATCCCATTGATCCCTGAGTGAGCCAAGACACCAAGAATCTCGAAATTGTGGTTGCCGATTGCGGCCGTAGATCCGAGGTTGTAGCCTGCCGCCCACGCGAGCGCGGTCCCCTGATAGGCGAGCGCATATTGCGGATAGAGGCCAGCCAGGTAGGGCCAAACCGCTTGCGGCGTCGTCCCGTTGAAAATGCCAATGCCAAGCTCAAGCGGAACGTAGACACCGAGGTCTTTCCACAAGAAGCCAATCCCCGTGATCGGCCCTTCGCACAGCCCCATGATGAGGTCTGCGGTATAGGTGTAACTCTGCGCACCGCCGCCGCCGAACGCGCCGCCCTTGCCACCGATACCCTTGCCGCTTCCGCTAGCCACCGCCTTGAAATTGGCGAACCAAAGGATATTTGGCGCTATCTTGTTGCGCCCCCAGACGATCGGGATTGGCAGAGTCGAAGTCGACGTCTGGACTTGCAGCGACGTGAAGTCGGGCTTGTCGTTATTGTTACGCCGGAGGAAGCCCATCGCCGCTCCAAAAGCTCGTAAACTTCGCCGTCCTCAACTTCTCCCGAAGCTCTCCGACGCCAACAATGTCCTCGATCACGAACCGCGCCGCAGCGAAGGCGTGAATGATGGTAAGCGGATCAACACGACTCACGATCCCGGCGTGCGCATACAGGCGCCCGATCTGGAAGATGGTGACATCACCTAGATTGGGATAACGGACCTGATGCGAACGGCCGAAGAGATGACCGAGGTATTTTTCCTCGTCGCGGTGAAGGAACCAATCCCGTGTGT